AAGTCGAGATCGATGACGATGCCGGCCTGCCGTTCCAGCTATTCGACGACGAGCCTGTCGAAGACCCCAAGCCGAAAGTCAAGGGTGACGACGAGCAGGACGACGACGAGGAAGAAGACGAGCCGCTCGCAGCCGATGCCGAGCGCAACAGCCTCGTTGCCCAGCTCACCGAATTGCAGAGCAAGCTGGCCGAGCAGGAAGAGACCTCTTTCAAGTCCAGTGCTGAAGGCCGCAAGCACATCGCCACGATGGCGGACATCACGCTGGAAAGCCTGAACTCCAAGGAAGAGGCGCTTGCCGACAAGCTGAAGCGCGCGCGCGACGACGGCGAGGCCGGCGAGGAAATCGCCCTCAAGCGCCAGATCGAACAGATCGATCATATCCGCAAGAGCATTCAGACTGTCAAGGCCAACGCCGAGAAAGAGCCTGAGAAGCCGCAGAAGGCTGACACAGGTGGCGGAAGCGATACGGGCGGGGTCAAGGCTCGCGGCCAGCTCGCCGCCCGCTGGCAGGCTCACAACGCCGCATGGATGAATGATCCGGCCAAGCGCGGACATCTCGCGTTCCTGAAGGAACTCGACAAGGAGATGGCAGCGTCCGGCCGCAATCCGCAAACGGAAGACTACTACAAGGAGATGACGAGACGGATGAACAAGGAGTTTCCCAGCCTCGGCGTGCGCCATATCGATGGCAAGCCGCCGGCATCGGGCCAGCGGCAGCGCGGCGGCGGGAAAGGTTCACCCGTTGCCGGCGCCAAGCCATCGAATGGCTCCGCTCCAAACCAGAGCAACAAGGTTCAGCTCACTGCCGAAGATCTCCGCATGATGAGGACGCTCAAGTTGGACACCTCCAACAAGGACACTCTCAAGGAATTTGCGAAGAACAAAAGCAACAAAAGTCCCTATATGCGTTAATCTTCGACCCAAGCCCATGTTTTGCGAAGTAGAAGGCTATTTATCGCAGCTTGGCTAACACCATAGAGATCTGCAATCTCATATTGAGAAAGCTTGCCATTTAAGGATCGTATCTGGCGAACGTCTTCTTCGGTTAGTTTTGATAAATGGTTGCTTGGGCCGAACATGCGGTACGCAGTACCATGAGCAACAATGTCGGCAGCGTTCTCCGCTTTCGTGGCCCATCTGAGGTGCATTTGGTTTACGCAACCTGATGTTCCTTTGCCACATTCATGCGCAGCTTCGTGGAGAGGCGTTGGTGGCGGACCATGTCTCACGGCACACACTAATCTGTGAACGTATTGATGTTTACCATCAATCCAAAGTTGTCCGTATCCCCGACTATGGGTGAATGGCCAGAATAAACAGGATGACGAATCTGTGCAGGTTAAAACCACTTCTTTGAAGAAGCGCATAGGTTCGCCGCGCGAAAACATAGGACCGCTACCAAGCGGCTCGCCGTTGCGCTGCCAGCGACGATAATGTGCGACACACCAGCCTCTGGCTGTATGCGGCTTGCCACAGCCTTCGACCGAGCATAAACGTTGATTAGCCATTCTCGATCCTCCGATGATCGGCTTGGTCAGAACCCGTCGCGAGCGCTACAACGCCCGGCGGGTTCGTCATTTGTACTCCTTGACAATCTCAATAGCAAGAGGATGCGCCGAAACTCGCGAGTTTGCGAGCCGTTCGTCGTACGCGAATTTCATGGCACGAGCACAGACGAAATCACAAGACATCCCCGCCCAGGGGGAAGACCGGCTTCAGGATGCGCCGCGAGGACCGCAAGGTTCGGAACCGAATAGTCAGCACGCTGGGAAAGCTGACGGTTTGTATTATGGCCAGGCAGGAGACTACAGCTCCATCCACGGGAATGAACTGACCATGCACGGCATGCATGAGGGCGACAGTGACGCTCCGATGCATCCGGGCTGGGATATCGATTTCTCGCGGCGGAACCTGAAGACTCCGGAGCCGCGGGCAGGGTTCGATCAACGCTGGATCAGGTGCGAAAACCGCGACAACCAGGATCTCATGAATCTGCAGAAGCAGAGACGCATGGGCTGGATGCCGCGCGATCCGTCAACCATTCCGGCGCATCAGCATTTCTACCCTGTCATGAAGCACTCATCCGGCCCCGACTGCATCTATGTCGGCGGGATGATGCTTTGCGAACGCCCAATTCAATTGAGCGAGCGTGCGCGGCAAGCCGTCCGGGCAAAGGTTCAACGCCAGAAGGCGGCCGTGTCCGAGGCAATCACCAGCCAGAATACAAAGAACATGCGGCGCGGCCTTCCCCCGATCCACATCGAGGAACGTCGTGAGATCGAGCGGGGCAGACGCCCTGTTCTTCAAGACGATTAAGGAAATCTGAAAATGGCAAACAAAGACGCGCCTTACGGGTTCGTGCCAATGCGGCACGGCTCAGGGGGCATCATCCGGCTCAGTGAGTACGATATTGCATCGGCTGCCTCGGGTGATATTTTCGAAGGAGCCATGGTAAAATCAAACGGTGACGGCACGATTGTGGCCGCAACTGCGTCGGATACCATGCTTGGCGTTTTTGCGGGCGTCTCTTATCGGGACTCCACAGGAGCGGTAATCTATTCGAATAAGTGGGTGTCTGGAACGACAACTCTCGGATCTGAGCCTGCGAAGGCTCTCGTCTATGACGATCCAAATACGCACTTCCATTGTCAGGCTCATGCAAATTTCGTGGCAGAGGACATTGGCCTTCTCGCTGATATCGTCGTCACGGGTGGCAACAGCTCGACGGGAAGGTCGCAATCATCTCTTGCGGATGTTGGCGATGCTGGCGTGAAGATTATTCGCGCCCTGAAAGTCCCCGGCCGCGCCGATGCGGGTCATGGTTATTCAACAGTTGGCGCCTACTCGATCGTTGAGATCAAGATCAACGAGCATGAGCTTGGCGGCGCTAACGCAACGGTGAGTGTCTAATCATGGCAATGACTCGCGCACAATTCCGCAAACAGCTTCAGGATGGCCTGAACACTGTTTTCGGTATGGAATACAAGCGTTACCCCGAACAGTGGCGTGAACTCTACACGGTCGAAAAGTCCGAGAAGGCGTTCGAGGAAGATCAGCTCCTCGTCGGTCTGGGCGGGGCCGTGCTGAAACCTGAAGGCTCGGCCATCACCTATGACGAAGGTGGCGAAAGCTGGACGGCTCGCTACAATCACGACACCATCGGTCTGGCGTTTGCGCTCACCGAAGAAGCCATGGAAGACAATCTCTATGGCGACATCGGCGCCAAATACGCCAAGTCGCTCGCGCGCTCCCTGCAGTTCACCAAGGAAGTGAACGGCGCGGAACCGCTCAATGACGGCTTCTCCAGCTATCTGACCGGCGATGGTGTATCCGTGTTCGACGCTTCTCACCCCCTGTGGGGCGGCGGCGTGTTTTCGAACACGATGTCGGCGGCTGACCTGGCCGAAGCATCCCTTGAAGATGCAACCATCCAGATCGGCGAGTATGTCGATGACCGCGGCATTCCGATCATGTGCCAGGTCAAGAAGCTGGTCGTTCCGCGTGCGGAAATCTACAACGCCCAGCGCATCCTGACTGCCACGAAGCGTGTCGAAACGGCGGACAACGATCCGAACGCCATGAAGGACATGAACGTCATCAGGGATGGCTTCTGCGTCAACGACTATCTGTCGGACGCCGATAGCTGGTTCCTGACGACAGACTGCCCTGACGGCGCCAAGCACTTCCAGCGCCGTCCCGTCAAGCGCGGCATCGAAGGCGACTTCGAGACCGGCAACATGCGCTACAAGGCTACGGAACGGTATTCCAACGGCGTGACCAACCCCAGAGGCTGGTTCGGAGTGCCGGGCGCCTGATCTCCGTAACATCGCCTGCGTAAGGGGAGCCTCCGGGCTCCCTTTTTCTTTTCCAAACATCACCCTCAAAGCAAGGGCCTTTCATAAAGGAGAGCGCTGTGGACCAGCGCTGTGATTACCATGACTTTTTCTCACTACCCTAACGGGTTCAAGGGCGGGCTCAGTGTCCGCGGAATTCCCGTGCTGAACTCATATGGCGGTAATGTCTATTGGGTTGACAGCGGTTCGGCGCTTGCCGGCCAAGGCACTTTCGAGCGTCCGATGACGACACTCGATGCGGCGGTTGCGTTGTGCACAGCCAATAATGGCGATATCATCCTGATCAAGCCGGGCCATGCAGAAACGCTCACGGCCGCAGACCAGATCGATCTCGACGTGGCAAGCATTGGCGTCAGGGGGCTTGGCTCCGGCACGGACATGCCGACATTTACCTATACGGTGGCGGCCGGTGAAATCACGGTCGGCGCGGATAACATCACCATCGAAGGCATTCGATGCATTTCCAGTGTGACGGCCGTCCTCAAAGGCATCAACGTCGAGGATGGCGTGGATTACACCACGATCCGGGGCTGTGTCTTCGGAGTTGAGGCGGGCGGCACGGATGAGTTCAACGCCACGATCTATTTCGAGAACAACAATACCGGAGCTTTGATCGAAGACAACCTGATCGACATGCAGCTCGGCGACGCTGTTCAGGCCATTCATCTGGATGCCGACACCGAAGGCATGACGATCCGGAAAAACACCATCCGCGGCGATTACTCCACGGCATGCATCAGCGGAGACACCACGCTTTCGACGGAAATCCTGATCGAAGACAACCTGCTCATCAATGGTACGGCAGGTGACATCAACGCCCAGCCGGTTATCGAGCTTCTGACCGGAACAACCGGCACGATCCGTAACAATCACTGCGTTGCCGATGTCTCGACTTCGGCCGACGCGATCGTGGCCGATACCTGTTTCCTGTTCGGAAACCAGTATTCCGAGACAGTGGCTGCCGCGGCGGTTGACCTGCCGCTCAAGCCTGAGCATCTCGTCCAGGTCGCGATCAAGAATCAGGCGCTTGACGATGCTGATGATCTCTTCGATATCAACACCGGCAACGTGATCTGCTACGCACTCTATGCGACTTGTGAGGTCGATGGAACCGGAACGCCGGTGATTTCCCTGCAGCTTGACGCTGACACTGGCAGCGACGAAGTGCTGGCGACCGGCATCGACATTGCCGCCGTTAATGTTGACGACACGATCACGATCACCAACGGCGCTATCGCGATCAACGATGCGGGCGCCGACACGGCGGTGATGTCACCAATCATCCTGCGTCCCGGCGTTGTCGAAAGCGTACTCGATAGCGGCTCATCTGGCAATGGCGTTCTGAAGTGGCATCTGGTCTGGGCTCCGCTCGACAGCGGTGCGACCGTCACCGACGCTGCGTAATCACTCCCCTACATCATTCTAACTACAGGAGGGCCAGATGGCTCTTGGATCTCGCTTGAAATACTACGAAGATGTCAACCTTGGGCGTGTCTTCCTCGGGTCGACGGCGGTTGCCGGGGTCGTTCCGGCGATTTTTAGCAATACGGCGCAAACATTTGCTCTCTGGAACCCACTCGGTTCCGGCAAAAACATTGTTCCGCTCAAGCTTCAGGCCGGGTACGTCAGCACAACCGGCGCCGCCGGGAATTTGGCGCTTGCCTATAACGCTGCGGCAGGATCGCAAGTCGGCACGGGATCGCCAATCGCAGCGGGCACGTTCGCCGCTCCTGTAAATGCCCTTCTCGGTGGCAACGGCGATGCGTCTGTAGCAAAATTTGCGCCAGCTACGATTACGTTCACTGGCGCACCCTTGTTTCTGCGCACACTTGGCATGTCGCAGCTCGTCACTACTGCCGCCGATGCGACGACCACGCCATGGATGCTGGAAACGGACTTCGACGGCAGCTTGGTTCTTGCGCCGGGCGCAATCATTTGCGTTGCCGGAAATATCGCCACGCTCTCCGTCTGGAATTTCGCCATGACGTGGGCAGAAATCGACGCTTAACGGAGGATTTTCCAGATGCAAATCTCTATCAATAGCTATGCGGATTTTGTCACTGCCGTAAAAGCGATCTCCGGAGTTGATGTCGTGTTCTATTGGGACGATTCGCCCACAACGTTCAAGGCATCCGCCATCATGGGAGGCAGGAAGATTTCAATTAACACTCCTGCTCTCACAGACAAACCGGGTTCGTTCGATACGGATTTTCCTGACGCCGTGGAATTGCCATCCAACTTCAACGTTAGCGCTTAAACCGGATGGCGATCACCACAACCTCGCAAACACTGCATGACGGCGTGCGCAATGTCATCATGCAGTTCACCGGCATCTCCGATGGCAGCGGTCAGGAGGCCGCTGTCATCAAGGTCGATGTTTCGGAAATGACGCCGCCCTGCGACCGCGTGAAAATCTTGAAGCTTACCCACGATGTCAATGGCGGGGTCGTCACGCTCTCATGGGCGGCAGACACTCCCGTCGTCTTTGCTCAACTCTCCGGCCAGAACGAGACATGTTACCGCTTTCAAGGCGGACTGCAGAACAGTGCCGATGAAAGCCGCACCGGGGATATCCTGCTTTCCACGCAAGGCTTTGAACTCGAATCCAGCTACACGATCAAGCTGGAGATGGTCAAGAAGTTCGATAGATGACAACGTCGGGGACGTACACCAGCGAGACGCCGGACTTTGCCGGGTTCATTGACGACGCTTTCGAGCGCTGTGGCGTGGATGTAGCTCATCTCTCGCACCGGCATCTCGAAAGTGCCCGCCGTTCGATGGGCTTCGTCTTCCGCGATATCGAAAACGATTGCGGATATCGTGCGAGAGCCTATGCCATTGCACGTGAAACACAAGCGCTCGTTGCGGATGATCAGGCGTTCCAGTTGCCTGCCGGAACCATCGATGTCCTCGATGCCGTCTATGTCGAGGGATCGACGATCCGCCAGCCCTTGCAGCGCACGGACCGCTATGATCATGAACTGCTGCTGACCAACAGCACGTCAGGCAGGCCGTCGCTGTATTTCGTCACCCGCGAGATCCCTGCCGAGCTGAGCTACATCTCAGACACGGCTGCGGCAACATGGGCGCCGGGCGGGCAGACGGCAAGCCTGAACTACCAGGACCGGCCTTTGCTGGTTCTGTGGCCAACTGTGAGCGCGTCAAGCACGCTGGTCTATTACAGGGTGCGCCGTATTCAGGATGCGAGTGGTTTATCAGATGATATAGATATCTCTCCAGAATACCACCATGCAGTAGCATGCGGGCTCGCGGCCGATCTGTCGATCAAGTTCGCACCGGATCGCACCGCCATGCTGTCCGGTATCTATGAGATTGCGAAAGACCGGGCGGCAACGGCAGGGCCGAACCACGGTGATACTCTTTTGAGTGGTCGCTGGAGTAGACGCCGCCGCAGAATATGAGTACAAATAACGAACGCGCCGGGTGCTTGTAACACCACGACGCGCTCTTGACTTCGAACCTATGACGGAGGCTCGAATGCCCAACTCACGTATATGCAGCATCGCTTCATGCGACAAGCCCGTTTCAAGTCGCGGCTGGTGCAAAATGCACTACAGCCGATGGTGGAAGAACGGAGACCCGTTTCTCCTAAAGCATGAGCCGTTAGCAAGGACTTGTAGTGTAAGTGGGTGCGCTGACCCACCTAAAGCGCGCAACCTTTGCAGCAAGCACTATGCACGGAAGAACAAGAAAATTGGCCATAAGGGGCAGTGCAGCATCGAAGGCTGTGCTGGCTTCGCCTATAGCCGTGAATTGTGCGTGAAGCACTACAACCATTGGAAGAAGGTTGTCAGGGAAAATCCAAAGTGTTGTGTAGAAGGATGTGGGTATCCGGCAATCACCAAAGGGATGTGCGCTAAGCACTACTGCAGATCAAAGAATGGTGCTGATCTCGTTTACGGGGGCAAACATGGTCGCCTACTGTATATCATGGATGTAGTCCTGCCATTCTCTGGCAAAGAGTGTTTGATATGGCCGGGTTATAAGCCGAGCAAGAAGAAGTATCCGGGAATTCGCATCAACGGTAGGAGTTACTCAGTTCATAGGTTTGTGTGCGAGAAGGCGTATGGCCCGCCCCCTACGCCAAAGCATCATGCTGCTCATAGATGCGGTAAAGGAAGATCGGGTTGCGTTAATCCGTGTCACTTGCGATGGGCCACTCCAAAAGAGAATATGGAAGATAAAACTGCTCATGGCACACAACTGCGCGGCGAAGATGTGAATTTTTCGAAGTTGAAAGAGAACGATGTAATCGAGATGAGGAGACTTCGCAGATCTATGAAGAACAAAGACATTGCATTAATGTTCGGTGTTCATCTAGATACGGTTAGTCTTATCCTGAGAAGGAAGACATGGAAACATATATAGATGCCAGTACACATTAAAGGCTCGTACGGATACTGTCAAAGAACTGACCGAAAATTGAAGTTGTCGGATCTCATCGAAGACGGCGAAATCCCCGGCCTCCTCGTTGACCGCAACGATGCTGACAAGCCGCATCCGCAGCGCCGCCTGATGCAGATCCCGCCAGACCTGCCGCCGGCCCGGCCGTCCCCGCCGCTCGACGCCGAGCACGCCACGGTCAAGATCGGCAATAACGGCGATCCCCTCACCGGGCAGGCCATCCTTAATCCGGCGGTCATTGCCGCCGTCACCAGCGTCACAGTCACCGTAAGCTGATGCGGAAGCAACGCGTATTCGGGTATTGCATGCGCACGAGCCGCCGCGTCCGCCTGCGCCGCCTCGTCGAAGATGGCGAGCTTCCTGGCTTGCTGGTCGCTCCGCGCGATGCTGACGACGAGCACCCGCAGAAGATCCTCAAACCTCTTGGCCCGGACCTGCCCATCCGCAGACCGGCTCCGCCTTACGCATCGATCGGAACAACGGTCCGGCAGGGCGAGCAAGGCGACCCGAGCGATGGCAGCGCGCTGACCAATCCGACCGTTTCGGCTGCCGTCGCCAGTCCCACAATCACCGTCTCCGACGATGCCGGTCTCGGCTACGGCGTGGACGGCTACAGCACAGGCCCGTGGAGCCAATAGATGGCCTATTCGTCGACCTTCTCATCGCTGAAGACCGAACTCCAGAACTATCTGGAAGATTCGACAGCGGAATACACCGCGCAGCAGGCCAACATCATCGCCCGCGCGCAGGACCGCGTGCAGATGGATCTCAACCTGGAAATCTGGCACGAGACGACAAGCGATACAGTCGGTGCGGCAGCCACATCCCTGACTAGACCGTCAGGCTGCATGAAGGTCATCTATCTGTATTTCCCGGATGCCGGGACATTTGCGGAAAAACGCACGCTGGCCTATTGCAAGGCTTACGGCGGGTCCAGCACGCCGAAGTTCTACAATGACGATAGCGCAACGACGCTCTATCTCGCCCCGGCGAACGCCAGCTCGCAATCCTATGAACTGCGCCAGTTGACCAGAGTGGCGGCACTGTCAGACGCAAACACGTCGAACTGGATCTCGACCAACGTGCCAGAACTCCTGTTTCATGCCGCCGTGGTCGAGTCCGAACAGTTTCTCAAGGACGAGGCCAAGGTCAAGGACGCCAATGACGCCTATGCGCAGCGGCTTGTCGTCGATCTCGATCGCTTCGCCGATCTTATTCACCGCGAATATGCGTTGCCGCAGACGATGAGGAAGGCGTAATGGCGATCACCCAGACCATCTGCGCATCCTTCAAGCTGGAATCGTGGCAGGCGATTCACGATTTCGACAGCGATACGTTCAAGATGGCGCTTTACAACAGCGCGACCGCATCGCTTGACGCAGACACGACAGCCTACACGACGACCGGCGAGATCACCGGAACCGGCTACACCGCCGGCGGGCAGGCTCTCGCCATCACCACAGACTATCCGCAGCTGAACTCCAACAATCAGGTCGAGGTACGCTTCGACTCCGAAGCCTGGACATCCGCGACATTCTCCGCAGACGGCGCCCTGATCTACAATTCATCGAAGTCGAACCGCGCCGTCGCCGTGCTGTCGTTCGGCTCGCTGCGCGCCGTATCGAACGGCACCTTCACCGTGTCATTCCCGACCAGCCTTCCCGCCACGCTCCGCCTCCTATAGGACCAATCACACATGGCATCAACTGCAACCACACGCCTTCGCCTTGAGAAAATGGCGGACGGAGAAAATGACGGAACCTGGGGGCCGAAGATGACGGCGGTCCTCGACCGCGTTGATGAGGCGATAGCCGGATCTACGGCTGTCGCCACGACCGGCGGCACGACGACGCTGACCTCGAACAACTTTACCTCCGATGAAGCCCGCGCCGCTATCCTCGAAGTAACCGGCACACTGGCTTCAAACGCCACGATCCGTATTCCGGCCGTCTCCAAGCTGTATGTCGTAGACAACGGCACGAGCGGCAGCTTTACCGTCACGGTCGAAGTGTCAGGAGGAACCGGAGCCGTGGTGCCGCAAGGCCAAACCCGCCAAGTCAAATGCGATGGCACGGATTGCGCTCTGGTCGGCGTAGATACAGCAGGTGTATCGGCGGCCAGGATCGCGCTGGGTATTGCGGCCTTGCCTGCCGTCAATGCTCTGATCATCACCAATAATTCGTCTACGCCGACAACTTCGGTTGATATCGACGCAGATACTGCAATTCTGCTTGATACGTCCAACAATGCGATTCTGGTCAGTTCGATCAATCTCACAATTGCATGCGCAGGAACAGGGGCGAATGCACTCGATGCTGGCTCGCTTGCCAACGACACATGGTACAATTTATTTATCATCAGCAACGGCACAACGACAGCAGGGCTGGCCAGCACATCCGCCACGTCACCAACCCTGCCAAGCGGGTACACGTTCAGCTATCGCGTCGGGGCGATCAGGACGGGCGGCAGCGCGACTTTCACCCGCATCAAGCAGGTTGGCAACAGGGCGCAGTATGTTGTCGTCACCGGATCGACGACGCCAAACGCGCCGATCATGGACACAGGTATAGCCGGAAGCACCACCGTCCCCACATGGGTCGATGTGGCGACAGGCGCATATGTTCCGCCGACCGCTACATGCATCACAGGATTTGTCTCATCTACGACAGGAGACGATGATTTTATCGTCGCTCCAAATAATAGTTACGGTGCGATCACCTCTGCAAGCAACCCGGCGCCCGTGCAAAATCAAGGAGTTGGGGCGTTTAATATAACAATTCCGTTCGATTTCGTCCTGGAGAGTTCCGATATCTATTGGGCGGCCAATACAGCAGACGTGCTTATCGCATGCACAGGCTGGGTCGATGCAGTGAACGCGAATTAGGCGGTTACAGCATAAGCCAGTCTTCTGGCTGAATCCTTGATCTGCGTCAGTTTTCCGCCTTTCCAGAGTTCATGACGGGGCTGGATTGCATTGATGGATGATGATGCCAGCACATTATGCAGAACCGGCTCCGGCCAGATGCCAAGCGTTTTGACCTTGTGCTCCCATACTCTGGCTAGGTCAAAATCAATGGGAGCTGTGCGCTGCGTCTTCCATTCGATGAACCGCCGTGCACCCGCAGGCGTTATCAGATAAGCTCCCGTGTTCATGGGAATGCGCAGATAGCGGACGATCCTGTAATCGCCAGACAGTTCCGCCTGAGTGAGAATGATGCGCTTTTTGCGGATCGAGCTTATCCGCAGAATATCGAAAGGCAGAGCGAGACTTAGAATTTCTTCCAGCAGATCAGGAAATTCCGGCTTGATCCGTTCGTCGTCCTCAAAGACCAGCCCCGGCTTGCCGCTCAATTCAACCTGCCTCATGACGCTGAGGTGGCTTGCGTAGCAGCCGATCTCGCCTCGGCTTAGATCCGATCCGGTGAAATATGGCGCGAGCCAATGCGGCAGGGCTTTGCCACGGATCGCCGGGAATCGTTCATACGCAATGCCAAGTTCCTTGAATTGGCTATCCATGAATTCGAGACGGTCTTTGTCAGTATCAAGATTAATTAAATAGACCGGAATGTTTTTCATCTGAAATCCCCTCAATATGCCCTGAACAAACCTTACAAACCTCTCCCCATGAAAGCAAGCATCACATAAAATGAGCCTGACACCGCTTGACATACCACCCGGCATCATCAAGGAAGACAGTGCCTATGCATCGCGCAATCGGTATGTCGATGGCAACAATGTCCGCTTTTTCAAGCGCTTTCCGGAAAAGATCGGCGGCTATGTCGAACTATCGGAATCCAGCGTCGATCTCGAAGATCCAGCGCGCGGCGCGCATGTCTGGCGTACGCTGAACGGCACGGCCTACATGGCATTCGGGACCAGGCGCAAGCTCTGGCTCTACGATGATAATGACACTCTCTACGACATCACGCCGATCCGGGCAAGCGGTCAGCTCACCGATCCATTCGATACGGTCGATACAGATGAGACTGTCACCGTAAATCATACCGGCCACGGCGCGGCTGTCGGCGATACGGTCATCTTTGACAACGCTTCGGCGGTTGGCGGCATCACCATAGACGGGGCTTATGTCGTCACGACAGTTCCGGGCGCCAACAGTTATACGATCGAGCATTCATCTGCCGCAACATCCACGGTCAGCGGTGGCGGTGGAACCGTCGATTACGAATATGAAATCACCATCGGCCTCGATGAAAGCACCGAGACGGTCGAGACGCTGGCATGGGGCGAGGGAACATGGGATGAAGGCCCGTGGGGCGGCTCGACGCCAACGCTGGCCGGAACGCTCGCATTCCGCATCTGGACGCTCGACAATTGGGGCGAGGATCTGGTCGCCACCTATTGGGGCGGCGCGATGTATCATTGGGATGCGTCAGTCGGAACCGGAACGCGGGCGGCTGCGATCTCGAACTCTCCATCCGTCGTCAACGGTCTCTACGTCTCTCAGGACACACGCCACATCGTGGCGCTAGGTGCGCATGACGGTTCAGCGCAAGACCCGCTCCTGACCGCATGGGCCGATCAGGAGACGCTGACGACCTGGACGGCGAGCGCCACGAATACGGCCGGCGACAAACTGATCGAGTCCGGTAACGATATCGTGGGCTCGATCTCGACGCGTTTCGGCCGCCTCATCGTTACGGACTTTTCCGCCCATATCATGACCTTTACCGGCTCGCCGTTTACGTTCGGCATCCGCAAGGTCGGCGAGCGCTGCGGAATGCTCAGTCCGCATGCCGGAGTGACGTTCAACGATCTGGCCTTCTGGATGGGGCGCGGCCGGTTCTTCATGTTCGACGGCGCGGCGCGCGAGATCGAATGCGATCTTCAGGATGAAGTGTTCGATAACCTCAATCTCGTACAGGCGTTCAAGGTCACGTCCGGCACGGTGGTCGACAAGCATGAGGTCTGGTGGTTCTATCCGACGCTCAGCGATTTGCAGAACACCAAGGCGATCATCTACAATGTCAAGGACCGCGTCTGGTATCCCTCCGACTTCGCCAGAAGCGCATGGCTCGACAGGAACGTGTTCACTTCAAAGCCGGTGGCCGTAGACAATTCCGGGATGATGTTCTTGCAGGAAAGCGGATCTGACGCCAATGGCTCGGCGCTCTCCTATTATCTCCAGTCCGGCGATATGGAACTCGGCAACGGCGATCAGACCATGCATGTCCGCCGCTTGATCAATGATTTCCAGCGCCTGACCGGCAATCACACCCTCACCCTTATCGCCAAGACAGACCCGAATGCAAGCTCGGTCACAAAAGGGCCGTACAGCTTCGGGGAAAGCACATCACAAATCTCCGCCCGCGCCAAGGGCCGCTCGATCGCCTTCAAGATCGCCTCGGATGAACTCGACAGCGATTTCAGGGCAGGGCTCTGGCGCGCGGACATCTCGCCCCACGGGAGACGATAATGCCAGCAGCTCCGTTACCGATACAAGACGCGCCCGAAACTTACAGCCATGAGGCCATGAACAGCATCCTGCGCGCGGTCGAGCAGCGCCTGCAATCACTGGAGCAGGTCAAGAGCACCGGATGGGTGTTATCGAACGTCACGACGGATAAAACTTTCGACGCTGATGGCGCGACGATTGCCACCACAGATGATGTGCTCGGGACGCTGATTCAGGAACTGATCGACGCCGGAGTGCTGGCGGCATCGTCATGATCGAAATCCGCCCGGCCCGCTATGACGATATCATCGATGTCGAAGCCTGTCTCGTGCGCGCCCGCGAGGAAATGGATTTCGACATCCCCGAGCATGAGGTCCCGTTTGCGTTGCACAATCTGCTGCATCAGGTCGAGGCAGGGTTTCTCATCGTCGCGGAAGATGCAGGTTATATCGTCGGCGTGATCGCGCTCGTTCCACATCATCACCCGTGGAATCGGACGCAAAAATTCCTGGTGAATGAGCATTTTTTCGTCGATCCGGATTATCGCAAGGGCGGCACGGCAAAGCATTTGCTCGACGCCGCCAAGGTCCGCGCGGACGAACTCAACATGCCGCTGCGCATTGATCTGATCGGCGGCGGCGATCGCCAGGCAAAGGACAGGTTCATGGAACTCAACGGATTCCGCTTTCTCGGCGGGCAGTTTCTTTATGAGGGAGGCCGGTAATGGGCAGCTCGAAGCAGACCACGACACAGGTCAACAAGATCCCTGAATGGATGGAACGAGCCGGAGAGGATTTGTTCTACGAGGCGAAAGCGAATGCTACGCCCTTCGCCGAGTACGATCCTTCCTCGACAATAGACAAGTACAAGAACCCGTACATTTCGAATGTGCTTAACGATACCATCAACGAGATGGTTCGCGCCAACAAGATCGGTAAGCAGGATATTGCGAGCAAGGCGATCGGGGCTGGCGCTTTCGGCGGCTCGCGCCACGGCGTTGCCGAAAGCGAATCCGATCGCGCAATGTACGACAAGATCGGCCAGGTCGCCAACCAGATCAATGCGCAGGCTTATGAGTCAGCCGATCGCACCGCGCAGTCGGAGCATCTGCGCGGTCAGAACTATAATCTTGATCAAGCCAGTCAGCTTGCAGGTGTCTTGTCTGGAACGCCGCGGACAGAAACGTCGAAAACGACAGCGCCCGGACCAAGCCTTCTATCGCAAGTGGTGGGAACGGCGGCAACGGCAGCGGGAGCCTATATGAGCGATGAACGGCTGAAGGAGGACCGGACACCCGCTGATGGCGAGGCTGTGCTTGGCGCATTCGAAACGATGCCTGCAGAGAATTACGAATATACGCCGGAAGCTCAGGCGGCGTTCGGCGTGCCGGAGCAGCGCACTGGAGTCATGGCGCAGGACTATGCCCGCGAGTTCCCCGAGGGCAGCGATGGTACGCAGATCGACATGGCCGACATGCTCGGAAAAATGCTCGCGGCAATTCAGGCACTCGATAAACGCACTAAGAAAATGGCGGCTTAACCGATGGCAAACACAGCATTCGATTTCAGTTCAGTCCTCAAGGGCTGGCCTCAGCAAAGGTCAGGAGGCGCGCTCCAACCACAGGGGCTTGCGCAGACGAAGCCTCAAGGTTTGCTCCAGCTTATGGGCATGTTTGGGGGCGATGAGCAAGGAAGCTCCTCTCCGGAAGCCCCGATGGCCGCGCCGCAAGCATCTCCACAGGCGGCAAGCCCGGCTTCAAAGCCATCTCCTTGGATGGAGGCTTTCGATAAAAGCGAGGAATCGAAGACGCCGCTCGGGCTGCTGTTGAAGGAACGCATGGCGGAAGCCCCGGAGAAGGGTTCGGACTGGCAGGAGAGGCTTGGCGAGATGCTCTTTAAGGGCGGACAGGCCATGACCAAGGCCGGCGGGCAGCCAGGCGCAAATATCTGGTCATCGCTCGCTCAAGGCATCAGCGGCGGCGCTACGGGTTATCGCGACCTCAAGCAAGCCGAAAAGAAGAAGAGCAAGTCAAGCACCGAAGCCTTGCGCAAACTTCAGCTCAGCGCCGCGAAGTTGGCGTCTCCGAGGAAAGGCGGCAAGTCTGGCAAGGGCGTCAAGTTCAGCGACATCATGAGGCTGGTCAAGGAATCGGGCGGCGGCATTCTCGACACGGACGCGCTGCGTAAAAGCGCCGTCGAATACGGCCACCAGATCAAGGATGATCCGTTCGGCTCCGCTTACCTTCAGCAATTGGTGAAGGAACTGGCGGGCAAGGCCCAGAGCGGCGAGATCACGG